TTATGCACAACAGCCAGCCCTGTTTGCGGCGATGGTGAAACAGTTCCGCGCTGACCTGGCAGATTATGCCGCACAGATGCCGGATTTTAATGTCGACAGTGTGCCGTGGATTTGCGGGGATACCACGTACTACTGGAAAAACACGTACCCCGCACAGTACGACACGGTATACGGGGCCTACAAAACCTGTCAGGAGCCGGGCGTCTTTTTCGTGCCGTTTATGACGGATGAGAGCGGAAACCATACCCCGACCAATGACCCGGCTGACGATCCGGATATTCCGGCAGCGGGGTATTTCGGGGCGGCTTCCAGAACGAACGGGAACTGGACGTCGTCATTGCGTGCCAGCCATTTCAGTTCATGGGCGCGCCGCAACATTATTCCGGAGCGAATGGCATCAGCCATTTTGCTGTATGCCGGGCGTAAAAGTCTGCTGGCGGCACCGTCAGGCTCAGCGCTGCCCGTAACGGCAACCTCCGCCGCCACAACAGACACCGCAGCCACCCTGAGCTACACGCCGAAGGTGGACGAAGTGGGCTACAACGGACGCCGGGGCGACGGGACGCTGCAACAGCAGGGCTGGGAAAGCGTCAGCGGTGCCACCTTCACACCAAAGGCGAACCCGGACGGCAAAGGTGGCCACGTGCTGGCGATAACCAAAACGGCGGGACAGATCTGGACCATTCAGCAACCGGTCAGCAAGGGAAGCGATCTGCTGAAATACGGCGGTGAGCTGGTGTGTCAGTTCCGCCTGACCACACCACTGAAGGAAAAGCAGTACGCGTTTGCGTTCTACTGGCGGATAGCCGCGGGCGATATTCCGTCCGGCGTGAAGTTCGCGGGCACAGCAGGAGGCGCATGGCCTGCCCTGATGAACTTCTTCATCCAGACGGACGGAACAGACATTAACCTGATGGCGCACCGATCCCCGACCAATATTAAACTGGGGACATTCGGGGCGTACAACACAGACTGGCACACCCTGAAGGTGGTGTACCACGGGGGCAACACGAACCGTGCCTCGCTGTACATTGACGGAAACAGCGCCGGAGATTTCAGCCTGATGTACTGTCCGGCGACGGCCCCGGCGAACACGATACAGATGACCAGCATCACCGGTGGTGACACCTACGACACTGAACTGGCGGCCTTCAGCGCCTCCGTGTACCGGGATGATGCGACTTTGCTCCTGAAAGACACCGACGCTTCATCTTACGTGTACTTCCCGACTGGCACGCGTGGCGGGAAGGTGGTACTTCCGGACGCGAAAATCAGCGCCGGTAATACGGTGCAGATAGTGGCGAACAGTGCGGGCACCATCACAATACAGCCCGCGAATGAAAACGTACTGATTAACGGCCTGCCTTCCTCCACCACCACCGATCGCAGCACCACGCTGGTACAGACGGGGTCGGACGGTAAATCCTGGGTGGTAACAGGAGGCAAACAAGATGCTGAAAATTGATTCGCTTCGTAATGCTGTTACTCACTCAAACCGCTGGAGCCGGGCCAATCCTGACAAAATGACGATTTTTGTGGACAGCGGGTATATTCACTTTGCAGGTGATACGCCGTCATTTGCCTACGACTACACCGTTATTCTGTTTGTGATGGACTTCACCGGGGACATTAACGATTTCACCATCCCGGTCATGCGCTGGCTATGGTTCAACCAGCGGGATCTGTTGCTGAACCCGGAAAAAAATAAAGAATTTAAGTTCTCAACCGCCATTAATGACGATGACAGCGCCGACATTCTTTTTGAATTCCCTCTCTTTGAGCGCGTAAAAGTCACGCCTGATGAAAACGGAGAACTGTCAGGGGAATATCTGCCGGAACCCCGTATGCCTGACTTCTCAACGGGCGGTGGATGGGACAGCGTTTTTATTGATAAAACCTTCGTAACAACTGCGGGAGGCGACCAGTGAACAAACTGACCCACGAGCTGGATACCGTATTCGGTGATATCCTTTCCGGCCTTTCAGCATCCGGGCGCGCCCGCACTGCCCGCAAAGTCGGGCAGGAAGTGCGACGCAGCCAGCAGCGCCGGATGCGCGCGCAAAAAAGCCCGGACGGCTCGTCGTGGCCACAACGCAAACGCCGTATAACCCGCTCTCAACAGGGGATTAAATTTATCTGGAATGACGAAGTCAGGGAGCTGAAAAACTGGCGCGGCGGACGGGGAAGATACGGGCGTACCATCACCGGCTACGACACGGCTCGCGGTGGCATTCGCACGTTCTACCGCAGCGACATTGAGCGCTATCTCGCCATCAATACCCGCTCATTACGCCGCGACAGCACTAAAAAAGCCCCCATGTTTGAGCGTCTGCGAACACTGCGCTACCTGAAAATTTATCCCGACCCGCAGGGCGTCAGTATCGGTTACAGCGGTATGGCGGCACGTATTGCCCGCGTACATCAGTACGGATTACGGGATCAGGTCGGGCCGGGCGTCATAACAAAGTACCCGCAGCGTGAATTACTGGGGATTTCCACCGCGGACGAACAACTGATTTATAACGCGGTGATCGGCAGTCTGGGGAGCGCCGGGAAATGAACGCTGAACTGACTGAACTGATGCGCCTGCTGGGTAACATCATTCGTACCGGCGTTGTGTTTGCGACTGACGCCAGCACAGGGTGCGTACGTGTACAAAGCGGCGAACTGAAGACCGACTGGCTGCGCTGGAACGTGGCCCGCGCGGGCGCGTTCAAAATCTGGATACCCCCCGCCATCGGCGAACAGGTGTTAATTGCCTGCATCGGCGGCAATCCGGAAACAGCAATGATTATCGGCAGCCTGTACAGCGGCAATAATCCGGCGCCGGGAAACAGCCTTAAAGAGATGGTGATAACCACCCCGGACGGCGCGGTTATTCGTTACGACGCAGACGGCAGCGCGCTTACCGCTACAGGAATGAAAACCGCCAGCCTTGAAGCATCAGTCGGTGTAACGCTGAAAACTCCCGTAGTGGAATGCACACAACACCTGAAAGCCGCCACGTTTGATATCACTGAGGGTGGAACAATGACCGGGGATATTAAACACAGTGGCGGCAGTTTCACCTCTAACGGCGTACAGGTTGACAATCATGGCCACGGCGGCGTGGAGCCGGGCGACAGCTGGACTCAGGGGACAAAATGACCGCACATTACACCGGCATGAACCCGAATAATACGGGTACGCTGAACGATACCGATCAGTTATGGAACTCGGTTAACGACATTCTGCTGACGCCGCTCGCCAGTCGCGTCATGCGTCGCGATTACGGGAGTCTGGTATCAGACCTGATTGACTCACCACAGAACGCCACAACCCGCCTTCAGTGTATGAGTGCGGCGGTCATTGCGCTTACCCGATGGGAGCCAAGAATTGCGTTGAACAACATTGATATACGCTGGCTGAAAGACGGACGCGCCGAAGCGGAGCTGTCAGGCATCATCACCGAAACCTTGCAGCCGGTACAGCGCGTTCTTACGTTGCGGGGTGGCAATAATGGCAACCATTGACCTCTCCCAGCTTCCGCGACCGGCCATTATTGAAGCGCTGGATTTTGAAGTGATTCTGGCGGATATAAAACGCTTTATGGTAAGCAGGTTCCCGGAAGAACTCCGCCCCGCCGTTGCCGCTGCGCTGGAACTGGAGTCTGAACCACTGAACATCATCGCGCAGGCCTTCGCATGGCGCGAGTTGCTGTTGAGACAGCGTATAAACGATGGCGCTGCGGCCTGTATGCTCAGTCATTCAGTCTCAACCGATCTGGATAATATCGCCAGTAATATGGGCACCAGGCGGCTGGTGATTACGCCCGCTACGGACACGACAGATGCCGTGATGGAAAGCGACACTGCGCTGCGTATGCGTGCGCAGGCGGCATTTGACGGTTTAAGCGTTGCGGGGCCGACCGGCGCTTATGAGTATTTTGCAAAAAGTGCCAGCGGAAACGTGGCTGACGCCAAAGCGGTAAGCCCGTCACCGGCAGTCGTGGTGATTTCAGTTCTGTCAACAGAGGGCGACGGCACCGCCACACCTGAATTACTGGCGACCGTAAAAGACGCGCTTTCCGCCGAAGACCGCCGCCCCGTGGGCGACAGGCTGACGGTGCAAAGCGCAGAAATAGTCAATTACAACATCAACGCCAGGCTCTTTTTCTATCCCGGCCCTGAATCGGAACCCATACAGAACGCCGCGCATGACGCACTACAGGCATGGATAACCCTTCAGGGGAAAATAGGACGCGACGTTGCCCGTTCGGCCATTATGGCGGCACTGCATGTTCAGGGCATTCAGCGCGTTGAGCTGACGGAACCCGCAACGGATATCGTTATCAGCGACACCCAGGCAGCCAGATGTGCATCTGTCACTCTGGAAAAAGGGGGAACCGATGAGTAACAGCCTTCTTCCACCGTCCGCCAGTGACTTTATGCGAAGCACTGAACAGGCCTCGACACGGCTTGATGCTATCCCCGTCGACCTCAGAAAGCTGTGGAACTCTGACGAATGCCCCGTTGCCCTTCTGCCCTATCTGGCGTGGGCGCTGTCCGTGGACAGATGGGACAAAAACTGGCCGGAAGAGATGAAGCGAAAGACGGTAAAAGCCTCATGGGAGATTCACCAGAAAAAGGGCACTATACGCGCGCTTCGTAATGTTGTTGAACCCTTTGGCTATTTAATCAGGGTTGTCGAATGGTGGCAGGAAAACGGCACCCCCGGCACCTTTCGTCTGGAGATTGGCGCATCAGAAGACGGTATAGACGCCGGTACTTACCACGAACTGGAGCGCCTGATCGCCGACGCCAGACCAGTAAGCCGCCATCTTGTGGGGCTGAACATCATACTTGAAGCCCCCGGCGAAATGTTTACGGGCGGCGTGTCTTACACTGGCGACATCCTCACCTGTTATGCGGAGTAAAACACATGTCTGCATCCCCGAAGTTTAAAACTGTCATTACCGACTACGGCAAACAAAGGCTTATTGCCGCCATGTCGCCAGGCGGAACAAAGCTTACACTAACTCAGATGGCCGTGGGTGACGGCGGCGGCAACCCCACTACCCCGGACGCAACCAGCACCGCGCTGGTTAACGAAGTGTGGCGCGCCGCTGTTAACTCGGTCACAGTGGATAAAAACCACCCGAATACCATCATCGCGGATCTCCTCATCCCGGCCAAAGAGGGCGGATTCTGGATACGTGAGGCGGGGATTTATGACGAGCTTAATAAGCTGGTTGCCATCTGTAACCTGCCTGCAAGTGAAAAGCCATTACTGGAAGAGGGGTCGGGACGCGATCAAACAGTACGCATGACGCTGGTTGTCAGTGATACCTCGATCGTTAATATCACTGTCGACTCAACGACAATAATCGCCACTAATGACTACGTTGATAACAGCCTGAAAGAGCACGAGAAATCACGCAACCACCCTGACGCCACCCTGACCGACAAGGGCTTCACAAAACTCTACAGCGGCGTCATGAGCGACAGTGAAACACTGGCCGCCACACCCAAAGCGGTCAAAATCGCGATGGACAACGCTAACGCGCGCCTTGCCAAAGAGCGCAACCTGGCCGATCTGACAAACATCCCGCTGGCCCGCCAGTCCCTGCAACTTGGTAACAGCGCCACCCGCGATGTCGGCACCACCACAGACACCGTAGCCGCTGGCAACGATTTCCGCATTATCACCACCAAGCGAGCCATTGACGACACCCAGACCGGCTTATCCAGACAGCCCGTCATGTGGGTAAGCACCGCCAGTGATTTGAGCAACCTGCCGTCTGGTGCGCGCCGGTTTGCCTGTAATAAAGCGCCGGGGACAGTCTTACCGACGAGCGATTATGTCTTTCTTGAAGTGATCGCCAGGCGCGATACCGCAGACGGCTGTGTCGTTCAGATAACAGACACAACCGGTAACGTCTGGACGGGCATACGCTATGACGCAGTCAATAGTCCCGGTTTTATCTGGCATCCCATAACGTCGTGTCCGACCGGCGCTCCCCTTCCGTGGCCGTCTGACAACATCCCTGCCGGTTACGCCCTGATGCAGGGGCAAACGTTTGATAAGAGTGCATATCCATTACTGGCTATAGCGTATCCGTCCGGCGTTATCCCTGACCTGCGCGGCTGGATAATCAAGGGGAAACCCGCCAGCGGACGCGCGGCACTGTCTCAGGAAATGGACGGTAACAAGCGACACACGCACACCGGGCGGGCGCAGGATACCGACCTCGGTACGAAGAACACCTCGTCGTTTGACTATGGTTCAAAAGGGTCTGATGCGGGGGGGAATCATGCGCATGAGTTCGGTAGTTACGTAAATTCATACTGGGGTGATTCTAATCACACCTCCTTTCAAGTCGGGGGCGGTGCATGGACGAAGGAAGGCGGTATCCATGCCCACACCACCTGGATTGGTCCGCACGGTCATACGGTTTACATCGGCCCACACGGACACCTGGTTATTGTTGACCCTGACGGTAATGAAGAGGTCACGGTTAAAAACATCGCCTTTAACTATATTGTGAGGTTAGCGTAATGGCTTTTAAAATGAGCGAAGAAACACGGACGGTCAGGGTTTATAATCTGCGTGCAGATACGCATGAATTTATCGGCACCAGTGATGCCTGGATAGCGCCACACACCGGATTACCGGCAAACTGTACCGATATTGCCCCTCCCGATATTCCGGCCAGTCATATTGCTGTCTTTGACCCTGAAACCGAAACGTGGAGTCTGAACGAAGACCATCGCGGCGAAACCGTGTACGACACGCAAACCGGCAACCCGGTTTATATTTCAGAACCCGGCCCGCTACCGGAAAATACCACCACACAAGCTCCCACCTCACCGATAGATAAATTCGAAAACGGCCAGTGGGTGGCAGACCTTGCAACCGCATTCGGCCAGAAATACGCTGAAATTAATACCTGGCGTAATGCGCAGGAAAACGCAAATTACGTATTTCAGTTTAATGGCCACAACTGGGATTATGGCAAGCTCACCCAGGATCGTCTCTCACTCTCCGTTCAGATGGCAAAAGCCGGCAAATTACCGGATGGTTTTATCTGGACAGACGCCGATAATAACGACATTCCCATGACGGCGGACGAACTGCTGAGCCTGAGTGATGCCATCGACCAGGTCATGTTTACGAAAGGTCTGCAAATCCACATGCGCCAGCGGGAAATGAAAGAAGAGGTGGGTAAACTCACCGACGC